CCTTGACGGCTTTCAGACCAATCATTCGGCTCGATGAGCATTGGGTAAGCAATAGGTGAGAACAGCTCAGCATTGGCCATTACCTGGTCCTTGATGAGCATGAACTCTGGCGTAGGGACAATTGCATTCTCCTTACGCTTACCTCGCATCAAAGTCTCTTTCATAAACCAACCACTTGCCTCCATAATGCAGTCAAGTAACCAGCCACCAAGCTTCACACGATTGGGCCTTTGCCAAGATGTCCATTGAGGCACGTCATACCTCTGAATCAAGGTACGAACAATGACAAACTTCTGGTGTGTGCCAGTAGTGTTATGCCAATAGTTCTTCTTAATTGTCTCAAGCAATCCAGGACATTTAGCCTCATAGAATTGCATCTGAGCTTCTTGTTCAACAGCAGTGCCAATTGCCTCACATACGGTGATTAATCGATTACTCTTTTCTTTATAAGAAAATACTTTATCAAAGACAATCTTTAATGCAATAGCTGCTGCTACACCAGAATCAATCGGGGCTAAATACTCGTGGATTTCTTTGAAAGATTTTCCAATACATCCTTTCCTGATTCTAAGGTTGGTGCTTTCAATTCGTTCGGTAACCAAAGGGAGCAGAGTAGAAATACTGCTACACCCATATACGGTAGCGGATGCATAAGACTTTGATTCGAGGTCTTTCGTGTTCTTGCGAAGGCGTTCGAGTCCTTCACGAATAGCATTGCGTTCAAATTGAACTTGCTCATCGATTTGTTGTGGAGTTGCCAATTAATAATTAAGGATACCAGGGACTTGAACATCACGAGCAAGAATTGATGCTCGGATTCTTCTTCTTAAACCATCTGTTGTTGCACCAGTGCCTACAGCAATAGCAACACCAAGATCTTCAATCTGTTGATCAGTTAATCCAGCATGACAATGCTCATCATCATCGTCTGAATCATCATCTGGATCTGGATCTGGAACATCTGGTTCAAGGAGTTCATTCAATGCATACTCAAGATAAAGAATATCTTCAGTGGCATCATTCAACATTTCATTGTAATTAGAAATGTCTTCTTTCTTTTCTGCGATCTGTTCACGCAGTTTTTGGATTGCGACCAGGTTAATTGTCATCGTTAGAACCGTGAATTAGAACTATACTGTAGTGGATACAAGACTATAACTGGTATTACAGGAAATATGGAGTCTCCTGTACACCAGCGTTTAAAAACTCAGCGCGAACCTGAAACTAGCGCGTCTACCAATTCCGCCACATCCGCACTGGGATTCCAGCGATGGGACTCGCTGAGAATACTGCTCCTGCAGCTCTGAAATGGTAGCAGATCGCAAGCATTAGACGCTCTTAGATAGAAAACATTGCGTCTGTAAGTGCTGAATCTGTAGCCTTTGCATATCGTAACGTCGTCTCGATGCGCTTGTGTCCGCACAAAGCCATGATGGTTCTGATAGGGACACTGGCATCAGCAAGCCACGTTGCATAGCTATGTCTAAGGGTGTGGAAAACATAAGCCTCCTTATTGAGTAACTTGTTGACCTTTTTGAATGCACGCAACAGTTGATCTTTGTCACGCCACTCACTGCCAAACAATCTCGCATCACCTCTTGTCGATTGTGAGCATCGTGTGTTGGTTAACTCTTGGATGGACTGATGAATTGGAATAGCCCTCCAATTCTTTGCCTTAGTCACTTGAGTGGGTACACCACCAACATGAATCTTGTTTGATACAAGATCAATGTCCTTTGCCCTGATCTTTAAGATCTCACCTTGACGCATACCTGTGTATGCAGCAAAGCGGATGATGTCACTTAGATCCTGTCTGTTAAATACATTAACGGACAAGTCGCATAAACGCGAGACCTCTTCTTTGGTGTACCAAAAGACTCTACCCTCTGACTCCTTGCGTCTTCTAAATTTAGGTGCTGCTTCAATCAATCCATCGAAAGCACAATGATTGAGAACAGTAGATACAGCAGAAACAACACGATTGATTGTTGAATCTCTCATACCCTCATCCTCAAGTTCAATGCAAACTTGACTGATTGTTGGTTGGTTGATCTTTCCAATTGGAAAACTTGAACCTCTTAATCGTGTGAAATGTGCACAATTAATAGCAGCTGTCTTAGAACCATTGCCATGACGCCACGAATGACGTGTATTGAATGTGTAATCAACAGCTTGTTGCCAAGTTTTGATCTCAGTCATAAATAATCTCCTTAATAGCAGAGAGAATTGCTTTGCCCTTAGGCGTTAGCTTGACCATAAACCTCCTTCCATTAGATGGATCGGTGTACTTCTCAACTAGATCAAGGCCTGATGGATATAGACATCCGGGCCTTGTTTTACTAGTCAAGAACGACAACATTCTAGAACATGAGGCTGTTGTCAGCTCCTGATCCTCTTCAATCGCTTGCTTATGACAAGGATTGTGTGAGGCAACATAGAGAAAAACTGTTACAGCTTGAGCCGGTATCTCCCTATGCTGTGTTCTTAGTAGTTCCCACGCGGACAACAGTCGGTGAACGGTGTCGTCTGTTTGAGAGCGTTTTAAAGGGTCCATTCGGCAAATCTACCTCAAGGATGAATTTGAATAAGTGTAGATTTATTGCAGATCCGACCGTGGATCGAGAAATCCAAATGTCAAATCTGCTTGTAGCGTTTAAACCGTAGTAAAACACTTAGATCCCCCATCAATAGTGTCAACATGATTGAAAACAGCAGGGTTGCGAGAACGATTTTCAAGCAAATAATCTGCTGAAACTGTATCGGGGGCTACACTGTACACTGCAGTATAACTTAAATCACCGTGGCCGAGAAAAAAAGAGTATTCCTCGGGATTAAGATTGTCAATCTGTGTCTGGTCGAGCATCTACTTTAGAAATTGAATCGTGGTCAGCAATAGTGATTTCATAATCACCTTCTTGACATAATTGGAATAGCTTTCTTTTAGCAGCTCTTGTCTGCCTATAGACATGCTCACTAATTTTGCCGGTCTCCTTATGCTTAGCCCTAATAATGCAAGCTACTGTTGATGGTAACTCCCAATAACATAAACGCCAATCATGGAAAATTTCCCACTCACAAGGTTCAAAGACTTCACTAGGAGCATCATTAATAGCTTCCCAATTATTGTCAAAATACTTACGTTTACTCATGAAGTATAACATCCCTAAGTGTACATTGACGCTGTGTGGATAGCTGTTGAGCCTGCCATGCAGCAGACTCGCAATCTTCAGCTAAGATATACACTTCAGGTACATCTCCAACATCATTAACCATACGAACACACCAAACCCTCACTCAAGCCTCCTGTCGATTGTGAAAAAATTAATATGTAGCGTATAAATTACACATATCAATAACACAACGAAGAAAGCATTGTGATGAATAAAACATGTGGCCAATACAGCTGAAAGAAACAAGCAAGGATAAATTAAAAGCATTAACTAGCAACCAAATAGAGGAACCCAGGCAATTGCTTCAAAGGTAGGATTAGATCACCCTGATTATCACGTTTATAACGATCAATTTTAACAAGCTTACCCTTACTAACTAGATTGCGTAAAACAACACTAGCTAACATCTGTTTGTGATCATAACCTTTGAATGCTCCTCGACTAACATCACACGCCCTACACCATGGATTCCGTGATACATAAGACACAACAAGTCTCTCCATACCTTGCATAGCAAGATCTAGAACAGTGGATTTAACAGCACCCTTAAATGTTTGCTGTTGAATTGGAAACAGTGAGACGGTCATTGAGATACCTTAGTGGATGAAACGATTGAAGAAACATGCTTACGCGCAGTACCATGAGCTTTAAAAGCTACAATACATTTGCGCGTCGATTGTGAACATAACCCGCACTTCTCACAAGTTATATTGTCTTGTGTCTGTGCAGGACAAACTACAACATTGACTCCATCATGCTTAGTAATACTGTCAGTGTGATCACTAGGAACCACGACAACCGTAGGCAAGCCTCGCTTGAAATTAAAGACAGCATCTTCTAAAGATTCAGTAGAAATGTTAATAGTAAAGCCGTGATTATTTGCCTTACGTATAGCATCTAGGTTAAATTTGCCTAGCTTGTGATGTGTATACGTAAAGCCACGTTTACCTTTGTTAGATGAAACAAGTTGGAATAACTTGTCATCATCAATCATGCCTAATACATGAGGTAAATCACCAGCTTGATTGTGTCTCCAGAGTTGATTAGTAGGTAACTTATCAACGAAGTCACACAATCCTTGCCAATCAGTACCACGCTCACCATTACTAACTTTACGCCAGTGTAGTGCCAATGGTCCTGATTTAGCGTAACATCCTTTGTCGTAGAACTTACACGTAGTAGGACACGACAATCTCTCAGTTGTAGTAACTGGAATCTTACCAGTCTTCACATTGGATGAGACTGGCGTGATGTGTACACGCATGATCTAATAACGAAGGACAGTTTGATACACTAAGGTATCAATAGAACATAGAAGGATTCGATCCTATGCATCTTGCACACAATGTTCTAGTGTTATGCAACAGCTCACGCGCTTACATTGCTCTGGCTATAACACGTAGCGAGTAACGCCTCATGCCTAATAACATTACATAAGACAACCATGATCATTTATTTAATGACGGTGTGGATCCCGTCAGTTTGTCAACGTGTAATGGGATGATTAATACCTTAGAGGATAAGAGACTATCAGGAATTGCACCCGATTAAAAACTAGAAGTCTCGGGAAAGAAAGCTTATATTAATAGCGCCTAAGCTGGCGCTTAAATATTACTCGAGGCGATAGGTAACTATTCAACAACTTAAAGTTGCAGGCCTACTTAATTTCAGCTGTCATTGCTCCGCCTGAGCAAGGATTTTTCTATCTACCAACCCTGGATAATCTTCGGGACGCATTAACGTAACCCTACTGCCCTGGCAGGTTGGCTGAATTGTCAAGGTGCATCAACGATACGTTAGCGGACAAATGCTGCGCTCGTTGATTCGGATGAAACATAACCCGGAGGCTATGGATTGTCAAGCATCAATTGATACCTGAGTGGATCGATTGGTACTTACGGACCTAAGGCCTCTCTCCCGATCGATGGGCATACCATTGCAGAGATCGAGTGGTTTGACAAGCATCGTAGGCCACCTATCGGATTGTCACAGTGTGCGCGTGGCCAATACATATAGAGAAAGAGCCATCTACTCATAAGCCAGGCTAATCAATCAACCCATAGACCATGAGGTTGGCCTATCGGCCGACAGATACACACATATTAGTACGCCTGTACCAGGTAAAAATACTTAATTTGTCCCTGGATACTAGTAAAAATGAACTACTATGAGCCAGATTGAGCATCTGGCGCGGAAAAAACACGACCCCCAAGGGGGGAAACCGCCCGAACCCCTACGTAAACAAGGGTAGACAAATTTCTACCAAAATTCTAAGCCGTTTCCTCCGACCACATAGCCTCATAACACGCAGGAAAATGCAGAGAAATTTGTTCTTTACACTGATCTGCAATGTATTTATGTTCTAATTGAGTACCATTATCACATCTTAACTGACAATAGTGATACCAAGACCTTAAAGTACCGTGCATATAAAGCTTAGTTCTAGAAGACAATGGTAGAACATCTCTAGCACATTCTTTAGCTACACCATTATCTAGCATACGTTGATAAAGTTCAAAAGACTGATCATATAATTGTTCAATTTCATAACTAAAGCCATGAACTTGAAGAGGATCTAGATTATCAATACTATTTTGTCTATTTTTAGTATCTTGAGACCTAAGATTAGGTACAGCTGCACCATTAACAACAGCATACCGTTGACTAAACTCTTGAAAAGAAAAAGATCTATGTCTAATAATTTGTTGAGCTACACTTCGGGTAGTATTAATTTCTAGACACATAGAGACCATTTCAAAAGGTGAGTAATGGTTATGATCAAGGAGGTATTTAATTAATCTAGGAGCAGTAGAATGATTATCTTGATTAGCTGGATTAGATACTCTAGCCATGTAGGCTATAAGGCTATCACCATTAGGAGTAGCATGAATAAAAGATACTTGATGATCAATAATCATTTGAATATAGGTGGTTAATAAAATTGAATAAAGATTCACTGATTATCAATAAAGGTGATAAATTGAGAAATTAGATTCAGTAAAGTTTGTGTCATTTAGCCCGTAGGGCTTTAACGGGACTTACGGATTCAACATTCAGGGTTGAATAGTAAAGAAGGAAGAAGGACTCGAATAGAGGACTGTCTTCCTTCCTAGGGGTCGGGTCCACCCTTCCCTTCCCCCGTATACATCCGACACCAACGAGAACGGTTGGTATGACAGGGTTCTTAAAAACACTATTTCCAAGTAGGTAAAACCTTCTTATTATCGAGTGCTCTAGCTTGTCTACGTTGGTTTAAATCCATACCAAAAGCCATATGATTAACAGCAGATTGAGGATCATCTAACCAAGCATCTATCATGTCTTGCCAGTCTTCACGTTTACGAGAGATGATAGTTTCTTGAGCAGATATAGCCATAGCATCAGTGAAATATTTCACACCTTGAGCTAAGCAATCTAATCTGTCGTCATGTTTAACAGCTCCTTTTTCTCTACACATACGCGACATTTGGTAGAAGAGCATATAGAGGAGTCTAAGTTCTGGGGCTTCATCAGGATTAGACTTAAAGTCCCAATCAATAACACTCCGATCAATAACCAGGCGATGTTGATTAAGGACAGGTTCAAGGGCATCAATAATCCTGTCTTCTTTTCTAACATTAGCTCTTACCTCTTCAATATCAATAAGTTGTTTAGTTTGTTGGAGGTGTTTACGGAACAGTTCAGCTACGAGACCATCACCAAAGTTAGTTTCAATAACAAGTTTAGTAGTATTATATTTTTTACAAGTTTTAAGAATATCTAGCAACGTTTTGTCAGAGTACCCGTCTCTGTAAGCACGCATTTCATGCAAGTAGAGGAGGCCGTTTTTCTGAGATATGAATGCTGCGGCTGTTTCGTCTGTTCCTCGACCCGATGGATCAATTGAGCATATTGATTCTGTGTAATTGGTCCATTCCCCTTTGAGCTGCATTGGAGAGTAAAAATAATCTCCTGGGAGACCGACTGTGGGTAAGTCTTTAATAACGTTTTGGGGGTCTGAACACCAGATGATGTCATCGGGAGCAGTGACAGGATTGACAGAGGTAACAATAAGATCAGAACATTTGAGAGGGAATTTTTCTGCATCACTAAGAGAGGTATCGAGCATAAATTGCAACATGAAGTTGCTACGACCCATTGAGGCTTCACGTTGAAGAAGGTCGTCATTATCAAAACGATCTGGATCAGTTACGTTCCATACATCTGCACCTTGATCAATATCTTCTACCAGAGAAGGGGCTAGAAGGCCTTCGTAATTAGAAATGGACCTAGGATACCTAGCAGGCCAAACAAAGGGCTTGTAGGATCTCTCAGCTAGCTTACGATAAATAGTAAATGTAGTTTGAGGAGTACCTAAATACATAATCCTTGAATCTTGTTTAGGAGTAAGGATTGATTCAGCTTCAGTACATAGTTGTAAAAGTTTTTCTCTCATGAGTTCTGTCATGGAGTTACCAGGTACTTCTATGTCATCTAAGATCATTAGATCAGCACGGCTACCCGTTAGCTGACCTGTAATACCTACTGATTTGACTGAAGGAGCTTGGTGAGGAGCACAATTAACATCGAAGCTAATACGAGCCCAACGGGAGTCATCAGATTTAGGTCTAAGGTGTTCTAACCAAGGTGTTTCAATAATTAGTTTTTGGAGAAAGATAGACATGTTGTCTGCGCGTTCTTTAGAAGCGGAGATAATCATGATCTTCTTTTCACAGTCATTAAATAGAGTCCATAGTACAAATGCACCAGTGATCCAGGATTTACCTACACCACGAAACGCTTGGATTTGTAATCGTTTAGGACCATGTTGTAAATAATCAGCGATAGCGTATTGAGCACGAGTGGGGGAGGGTAGATCGAGTTCACCCCACAGTGCTTGTAGAAATACTTTAAAATCGCTTTGAAGTAGTTCTAAAGAATTCATTTACTAGTTGTTTTATTACCTTCAAACTCATTGAAATATGGTTCGTTGCGTCTAGTATAGGATTTAGAAAATTCAGATTTAGACATCATAATTTTAGTTTGAGGTGAAAGTTCTTTAGTGACGTAAGCAATTTGTTTTTTCATTAATAGCGACCTTCATTACGTTTACGTTGTTGCTTAGGAGTAATGCCCTGCATGGCCTTTTTAAGTGAAGAGGGTTTACCTTTTTCTTTTGCCTTAGGCTTACTAGTGGCTTTACGGAGGACACGGTTACCAGCACCCGCATTGGCAGGCTGGTTATTAGAACGACGACGAGAGGCACTTACGTCAGAGGCGTATTTAGTACTGTCTTTGACGGGACCTACACCAGAGGTACTGCCACCAAAAATTGTGTCGTATCCAGCCTGTCCTTTCTTGAGCTTCTTAGCGAGCGTTGGGTTTGCTTTTGCCCATGCTTTGTAGTTAGCTGCCATCTTTTTCGCTTCGGTCGTTTTTACACCAGATTTGGATCCAGAGCGACTACCAGCATTCCCGTCACGGTTAGAGTTATTAGAAGAGCGGTTAGAAGAGTTAGCATTATTACTTGGCTTTGATGCTGCTGGTGGGCGTACAGGAGCTTTAGGTGGAGTATTTCTGGCTGCTTTTTGAAGTGGATTACTACCAGGTTGATACTTAAGAGGAGCATTACGAGCTGCTTTTTGAAATTCTTTTAAATCATTTCTAGAATCATTTCTAGCAGTCTGTACTACCCATTTGGTTCCATTATAAATATATTTGATATTGTTTTCAACTTTAGTAGAACCTTTTTTAGGTTTAGTACTAGCCTTTTTAAATCTATTACCTTGACCACCACCTGCTCCTTTGCGAAACACAGGCGTTTGATTTGCCCTACGTTTACGAGCTTCTCGTTGTTTTTCAGCTCGATCTTTTGCATTAAGTCTAGACATAATTAGTTAATAGTTTATTTACCACCACGAGCTGCATAACGCAGTCGTTGTTTAGCAGACCAAGCATGTGGATAAAACACATCGTTGATCTTTGATCCTGTCTTGCCCTTCTTTTTAGCAAGCACAGCTTTATTTTTAGCTGGACTCTTAGAAGGAGGTTTGAATGCAGATTTAGCCTTAGATTTTTTAGCTTTAGGAGCTGGAGGTCCTTTCTTTTGAGGTGCAAGCTTACCTTTCAAAGTACCATCAGCAACACCGCGATTAAAAATATCATGTGCAATAATTTCAGCTGCTAAAATATAAGGACTGCTACCTTTGAGACCTCCTTTAATTTTTGGTCTTGCTGAACGAGATGCACGTCTTGCTGCACTATCAGCAGCAGACCTACCAGAAACAGTTCTACCAGTACCACCTGCAATACGTGGAGCACCTTTAACACGAGGTGGTTTGGGCCTAGAAGGAGTAGGAGCAGGACGACTGCCAATAGTACCTTTAACAGCTCGTGAAGGTCCTTGTTGTGGAGCATTCCTAGGCCCTTGAGCACCACGACTAGCAGGATTAGGATCAGGCCGTTTCTTTACATTTTTAATAGCTTTATTAAGCCTGCTAGATTTATTTTGATTTTTAGGCTTGGGTTTTTTAGCTTCAGGTTTTTTGTTTTCTTTTTTATTAAAGAGCATATCAGCAACACCTTCAACTACTGTTTTAGTGTTTTTTGAACCTGTCGATATTCGAGCCCTTTGCTCACGGAGTAAACGTGCCTGACGTTGCATCACCGACTCAGTACGTTTCTTACCTTTAGATAGTGCCATTGTTATTAATATGTTTAAGAATAAGATGTTCTCTCAAAAGATTTACGCCATATGTTTGACGTAAAAATGTTTGCCAATTTTGACTTCCTTTGTCCTGATTGCATCTAAGACAAGCAGGTACGACATTTTTAAAATCACTACCACCTCGACAACGTGGGTGAACATGATCCAAAGTGAGTTCGTTAAATTCATAAGTTTTACCGCAATAAACACATGTACAATCAAAGTGCTCTTTGATACTGCGCCTCCAAAGGCGCTTTGCTTCAGAGGCTGTCATGGTTATTAAATTGAATAAATAATGGTCAGGAGTTGGAAGTAACGGGGTCATTTAATACGTCTATTTTTACTAGCAGAAATTTTCATTAGTCCATTAGAACCATGATGTATATCAGGACCGCCTTTACCTTCTAGTCCGTTATTTCTACGGTACTTTCGAGTTTCAGCATCCTTCTTTTTTCTGGCAGGTTTTCTGCTAGCTTTTTTAGAAGTAATTTTATGTTTAACGTCTGCTTCAGGGTTATCCCTATAATATTTGGCAGAGCGACTTAAATCTTTTCTAGGCAGTTTCTCTCTTGCCATATAGTCTCCGTTGTACTAATTCTGGATCAACTTCAGGTAGTACACTGGCTAATCTAGATAGAGCATTACCTTCAATAGCAACACCGCTAATGTCATTGGTTTTTAACCATTCACAGGCTGCTTTTAGTTCTTGGGCAGAAGCGTCTCCGCTTTTAATACGAGATAAAAATTCTTCAGTTACAAGATTATGTAATTCGTTAAATTTATCTTCACTAGCTTTTTTGTGCATAAATTAAAAAATTAAGTTAAAAACCTTCAGGCTCGTCAACGTCAGTACCAGGCCCCTCTACTTCTGAAGCAGGTGGAGCAGGAGCAGGAAACTCATTGGGCACAGGCGTCGGGGGGCCGTATTGATGAGGGACATAAGGCTTCAGGGTTTGAGCAAAATCCTGCCTAGCCTTGGCATCAGCAATCTGACGATCAAGCTCAAACGTAGTATTTGGCAGTTGCTCCTCAATCCAACCAACCAAAATAGCTTCAGTGCATTCAGCTAAAGGCATGTTGCCGTAAGGCTGAAGAAGCGTCCAACGATTGCTGATTTTGCCATCAGAATTTTCATAGGACCAATCCAAAGCGACAACTTTGTCGTCTTTGTCAGTAACGATGATCCCTGGAATTGAAAAAGTCATAGTTTAAAAATGGTTGTAAGATTGAAAAAATTAGGCTTGTGTTAGTGCTTCAACTTTAGCTGAAAGTTCAGCAACAGCACCAAGGAGTTTCATCACAAGGATGTCATGGTTAATCGCCTTGTAGCTGTCGTCAAGCTCTTCATAAGTTGCAGGTATTACCTGCTCAGGGGTTACAAGAACATTCTCTGTGGTCTCGGGTTCGATGATTTCACCATCGTCACCAATGACAGCAGGAACAATTTTTTCCTCATAAACCGCAGGTATAACCTCCTCAGGAGTTAGCTGCTCGCCTTGCTTGGTTCGGGGAACCGTATAGGTCAATTCAGGGCAGACTTTTTCTGCTTCTTGAGCAACTAAACCAAGGAAACGCCTTGCACGCAATTCATCATTAAGTGGAGCATCATCAGTCCAGTCATAGTTTTTAAGTTGGGAACCAAGTGAAACTACGTCTTTAAGCTGTGGGTTAGCATCTTCGATGTTTTTCTTAAATCGAATATCGGATACGTTTGCCGCAGTAATTGAGCCGTAGAAATTGGCATTGCCGCCTGCAAATACTTTGAATCTAGGCGTAGAACTGCCCTGAACAAAGCCTTCATAAATGACATTATTGTCATCTGCCCCGCAAGCCTGGTGGGATCCATTGGCATTTGATCTAGTACCTATAGCAGTTCCGTTGTCTGGATTTCCTCCAGCCTGATAATCACCCGCCGTTGTAATGGAGCCGCCAGATTTCATTGATATGCTGATATCAGCAGCAGTCACGCCGCCTTCATAGACAGTGAAACAGTTGACGCTGGTATTGTCTTGTCTGATATCTATACCGCCACCAGCCACCAAAGCTGCGTAATTATTTGGATAGCCACCAGCTATAACATTGCCCGCCGCTGTGATGCTACCGTCAGCTTTGATAATCGCCGTGCTAGTACCATTTAACTTGGCCTCGAAGGCATAAGCGCCGCCCGAAGTTGCGTTCGATTGGATAACGTCATTGGCAACAACATGCCCCGCCGCTGTTATTGCGCCGGTTCCACTTAAAAAGATTTTTGACCCACTACCGTCACCCCCTTCAAATACATAGCCGCCTGAAGAATTTTCAGCGTAATAAGTACCTCTGTTGGAACTAGAATTGACTGCTTGAAAAGCGTAAGCAGTTACATTAGTGCCATCTACAAAAATTTTGCCCGCCGTTGTTATTGCGCCGTTGCTTGCCAGCGTGATGTTCGGTGCTGCTGGAACTGTGCCCCCAATAAGTACATTACCGGTGCTTTGTTGAACTAAAAACTGTGCGGTACTGGCATTACTATTTAGTCCTATACCTTGAGGACTCATGTATGAGTAAGGACCAGTGAAGTCAGTTGAACCAGATGTAATCGTATTAGAGAATGTACCACTGCCGTTTCCACCATTCAATGTAATTAGTATGTTTTCTTGGTTATCTCTTAGATAAGCAACTCCACCACTTGGCGAAGTATTTAAGCTTATTTGTTCTTTATTATTAGATTTAATAAATAAGGTATTAGCCGCTGTAATTGAACCGTTCGCACTTAGCTCAATATTGGGCGCTGAGGGTAATGTCCCCCCGACTAATACATTTCCCGAGCTGTCGATGCGTAAACGTTCTGCACCCGCATTAGTAGCGAAACTCATTGCTTGACTATTAAAGTCATAAACTATGCCGCCGTCATAGGCTGCTGTTCCTGAAGTTGAGTCACCAAAGTTTATAGATGCTTGAGCATTACTTGCACCGTAAAGTGTAAGTCCAGGTGCGTTACTTCCGTCGCCTACGACTAAATGTGGTGCGGTTACCCTGGCTGACGTAAAGGGAGCAACGCCAACGCCAACATTTCCAGCACCATCAATCGTGAGTGACGAACTACCATTGTTAACAAAGAAGGTACTGCCGCCTCCCATGTAAATTGACTCGTCAGAGGCTAATGACAAACCGTTATAAATACCTGAGTAAGTAGAATCGGAATAGGTCCTAAGACGAGTTGCATTACTACCAAATGCAGCATCTCCAGCCGAAATAGACCCGTTTGCACTTAGCTCAATATTGGGCGCTGAGGGTAATGTCCCCCCGAGCAATAAATTCCCCGACGAATCGAGTCTCATGCGCTCGTCTGGGGTTGGACCTGTGAAAAAACGAATATTTCCATAGCCTGTTGTTGTACCTTGAATGCTTAGATCTAAAAACTCCGAACCAGAGGCCGTATATTTGACATCACCTTTTGCTGTTGCACCAGAAACTCCAAACCGAATCCCTTCAGTTGATCCTCCAATGTGTAATTTAGCAAGAGGATTTGTCGTACCAATCCCAAGATTACCCGTGTTTTCAATTGTTAAGAAAGTTCCTGTTCCGACTTTGTCTAAGTTTAAATTATTATTTGCTTGATCAATTCGGAATCCATAATGAGCTGTACTGTCGGCAGGTTGTATTGAAAGTGCTACATCTCCCGTGGTGTTACTTCGTGCCCTTCTCGCTTGAACATTTCCCGTCGCAGTGAGGTTGCCGTTTGTTGCGACAGAGAAAACCTCACCGCCACTATTTTGTCCATAGAACAAATAGGAGGAACTTGATCCCGTTCCTGTATGGTCAGCGAAGAAGGCTTTGCCGCCATTGCCTAGAGTTGACTCTGCAGTAAATGGGAATGATGTAGCACTTGACTTGAATCCGTATGCAGCATTAGTGCTTTCAACGGTTCCCGTCGTAGCGATTAAGCCGTTCGCACTTAGCTCAATATTGGGCGCTGAAACTGTACCGGTGCCAATAACTTTTACATTGCCTGACGAATCTATTCTCAATCTCTCAACAGCGTCTGTATAGAAACGCATGTAATTACCGCCATGCTGATAGCTAATAATTCCCCTTTCTTGATCAGCGCCAGAAGTACCATCTGAGAAATGAATTTGACCACCTGCAGTTGCACCTGATCTAATTGTTATTCCTGTCTGGCCTGATGTTGCAAGAGTTAAATCGTCAGCACCACTAGACCCTGCCGTTGTAGTTCCTGCAAGCAATCGACCCGAGCTATCGACTCTCATGCGCTCCAAGTTATTAGTCCTAACTAAAAAGTCTCTTGAACCTCTTACATTTATGGCCAGATCGTCTGCAGAACCTGTACCTACAGCACCTTTTTCAGCTCCAATATCAGCAAATGCGGTGCCTGCAGTTTCAAAAGTTACATAACATCCATTCGTAGGAGCGTTCAGAGTTATTGCTCTCGCTCCGCTAGTTGTATCTATACTTAATTTGCCCCCATTAATACTGCCATCGCCCTTGACAGAAAATGTTTGAGTATTGCTGCTATTTATGCCCGCAAATGTATTGGCGACGTTATCAGCAAACCCGCTAACATTTTTGCCATTAATTTGTCCAGCAAATACCTGCCCGCTACTTCCATCAATAGTGGCAGCAAAG